ATGCCGTCCAGATCTTCCCCTGGCAGATCCTGGGATGGCTTGCGGCGCGCGTGGATGGCCAGTGGGTCTTGCAGCAGCTCCGAATCATGGAATGCGTCGATGAGGCTGACGGCCAATACGGAACCCGCAAGGTTGAGCAGGTCCGCGTGCTGATGCCCGGGGCCTGGGAGACGCACCGGCAGAACGAGAAGAAGGAATGGGTCTTGCATGACTCAGGCGTTAACACGCTCGATTACGTGCCGTTCATTCCTGTCTATGGCCAGCGCCTTGGCTTCATGCAGTTCAAGCCGCCGCTGATCGAGTTGGCGAATCTGAACGTTGCTCACTGGCAGTCGGCGAGCGACCAGCAAACGATCCTGCATGTGGCCCGCGTGCCGATCCTGTTCGCCCGCATGCTTGGCGACGGCGTGCAGATCACGGTCGGCGCATCGTCTGGCGTGAATGCCACGACGCCCGATGCGGATCTGAAGTGGGTCGAGCACAGCGGCGAGGCAATCCAAGCCGGCGCGGATGATCTGAAGGCCTTGGAAGAGCGCATGCGCCAGGCCGGCGCCGAGCTGCTGGTGATCGATCAGAAGATCACGGCCACGCAGGTCAGCACCGAAAACGCCGTTGGCATGTGCGCGCTTCAGCGCATCGTGCAGGGCGAGCAGGACGCTCTGAACCTGATGCTGCAAATGTTCGCCGACTGGATCAAGGAAGCGAACGGCGGCGGGTCGGTGACGATCTTCAACGACTTCGCGGCCTCGACGCTGAGCGATGCGACCACGCAGATGATCAAGGACTGGGTGGCCGTGGGCCTGCTGTCCAAGGAAAGCGCGTTCAAGGAACTGCAGCGCCGCGGCGTCGTGGACGCTGATCTGCTATGGGAAGAGGAAAAGGACCGGATCAGCGAGGATGGCCCGGCCCTGGGTCTGATGGGCGATCCGGCTGGCGGCAATGGCAACGGCCAATGAACGTCTGGCCGACGAGTCGATCCATCACGCGATTGACCTGAGCGGGTATTCAAACGGAGTTGTCCGGCGAATCCTGGCCCTACTGAATCGCACAGATGCCGACCTGTTCGCGCAGCTGTCGGCCCGGCTGGACACGATGGACCCGGAGAGCTTCACCGTCGAGCGGCTGGAGTCGCTGCTCATTTCGGTGCGGCAGTTGAATAAGGCGGTTTATGAGCGCGTGGGCCTGGAGCTTGCCGACGAGCTGCGAGGCCTTGCGGGCACTGAGGCGAGCTATCAGCATGAGTTGATCCGCTCGGTGGTTCCTGCGCAGCTTCAGGTTGCATCGGTGAGCGCTGAGCAGGCCTACGCTGCGGCGATGGCTAGGCCCTTTCAAGGCGGCCTGCTGCGCGAGTTCTCGGAGGCCCTTGGTGAAAATCGGATGCAGCGCATTCGTGAGTCGCTGCGGATTGGCTACGTCCAGAACAAAACAGTTAGCCAGATGGTGCGCGAGTTGCGCGGCACCCGAGCGAGAGGCTACAGCGATGGCCTGATCGAGATTGACCGTAGACATGCGTCATCTGTAGTCAGGACCGCCATCAGTCATCTTGCGGCGACTGTGCGCGATGGCGTCTATGAGGCGAACTCTGACCTAATCAGTGCTGTGATGTGGCGAGCAACCCTGGACACAAGGACATCCAGCGAGTGCAGGGCCAGAGATGGAAAGCGATACACGCTAGGAGATAGGCCGAAGCCGATCGGCCACTTGATTCCATGGTGTGGTTCGCGTGGATGCGGGCCGGGCCGCCTGCATTGGAACTGCCGCTCGACGGCCTCGCCAGTGCTCAAGAGCTTCAAGGAACTGGGCGGCGAGGACATTGAGTCTTTCACGCCGGCCCAGCGCGCGAGCATGGACGGCGGTGTGCCCGCTGATTTGTCGTATTCGGACTGGCTCAAGCGCCAGAGCGCCGCAAGGCAGGACGAGGTGCTGGGCCCGGTTCGCGGCAAGCTGCTGCGGGATGGGGGGATTGCTCCCGAAGGCTTCGCCACGGACAATGGAAAGTGGCTGACCCTGGATCAGCTGAGGGAGCGCAACGCAGCGGCATTCAAGCGCGCTGGCCTATGATTGAGGGATGTCCCTCAAGTTGGTCCCGCCGCAACCCAAGCCCGAGCGCACCAAGCGCCAACAGGTGCTTGACCGAGTGGCCGCGCATCTGCCACCGCATCTGGTGGCGTGTCCTCGGTGCTCCAGCCTGGAGTTCATCGAGACGATTCTGGGTATCGAGAAAGACAAGCCGGGCACCGGAGAGCGAACGCTCATCTGCCTGCACTGCTACATGAGGGGTGAGCGGGTAGTCATCCGCTGACCGATCGAACACACACACAAGCCTGCCGCGTGCAGGCTTTTTGCATTTCTGGGCCGCCATGTTGTTCCTGTCCCTGCTGGGTTGCGCCTGGCTGGTCTGGGTCGGCCTCAACTTCACCGCGCTGCTGCTGTCGCCCCTGGTGGTCGGCAATCGCGGCGCCTACACAAACGGTCTTGTGATCGTGGTCCCCGACCACATCAAGCGAGTCCTGTCCGCCGACGAACTGGCGGCCATCTATTCGCATGAGCAAGGGCACCGCGCTCGCGCCCATGCCTTCCGTAATCTGGCTCGGTCCTGCTTCTTCATCAACCGCCCGGCTGGGCTTGCGATGCAGCAAGAGCATGAGGCCGATGACTACGCCGCGGCGCGAGGCTATGGCCCGGCTCTGGCGAGCGCTCTGCGAAAGCTGAGCACCCACCCGTTTGACTTGGCTCGGGCTGATCGCCTGAGCTGCTGATCCCCGCTGCCTGGCGTGATGCCGGGCGGCCTTTCTATGCCGAGTGATTCGGCAAATCAACTCCATCGAGAGGATGGCCCGCAATGCAACTCCACACCAAGACCCGCGCCCTGCGCAAGTTCGCCCTTTCCTACCTGGCCCGAGCCGGCCTGATCAACTTCGCCCTGCCTTTCAGCGTCGACGCCATCGATGCTGTCCCCGAGGCTCAGCGCGGCCTGTACAAGGAATCGAACGGGAAGTTCGTCCTTGACTTGGACGGCTACGAAGATCCGGCCAACCTCAAGAGCGCTCTGCAAAAGGAGCGCGACCGCGCCAACGCCCTGGACAAGCAGTCCAAGGCCTGGGCCGGCATGGGCAAGAGCCCGGAAGAGATTCAGGCGCTGATCGAAGCGCAGCGCAAAGCCGAAGAAGACAAAGCCCTCAAGGGCGGCGAATTCGAGAAGCTGAAGCAGCAGATCATCGATCAGCACAAGGGCGAGCTGGGCAAGAAAGACGAACGCATCCAGACCCTCACCAAGAGCCTGGAGCGCCGCCTGATCGACGCCGACGCAACCGCAGCGATTGCGGATGCCAAGGGCGTGCCCGCTCTGCTGTTACCCCATGTCCGCGCCGCCACTCGCGTCGTGGAAGACGGCGGCGACTTCAAGGTGCAGGTGGTTGATGCGTCGGGCAACCCTCGCGTTAACGGCAAAGGTGAATTCCTCTCGATTTCGGATCTGGTCAGCGAGATGCGCCAGTCCGATGTGTTTGGCCGCGCTTTCGAGCCGTCCGGTACCGCTGGCGGCGGTGCTCAGGGTGGCGGCTCTGGCGGCGGCAGCAAGACGATCAAGGAGGCCGCATTCGCTGCGCTGCCTCCGAAACAGCGTGCGGCCAAGATGGCCGAAGGCTACACGGTCGTCCCGTAATCCTCATTCCTCCAAACCCAGGGCCCGCCATGTGCGGGCTTTTTCACATCTGAAAGACCCGACCATGAAAAAGTTCTTCGTTTCCCTGATCGCGCTGGCCTCGATGGCCTTCGCTTCTCTGGCATCGGCCGCCGCGGCCGTCCCCGACAAGGCCCTGGCCATCGTTTCCAGCGCCGGCAAGGCCCTGGGCGATGCTGTGCTGGGCTCGCTGGCCAATCGCGGCATTGTCATGGGCGCCAACATCTTCACGGCTCTGCAGCCCACGCTGTTCAGCGCCGCGCAGGAAGTCGCTGCCGAGCCATTCGGCGTGATCAGCGCGATCAATGCCAACTTCGATGACAAAGGCGTGGCTCAAGGCGATACCGTGAGCGTGCCTGTGGCGCCGACCGCGACCGCGACCGACTTCACTCCCGCTGCGACTGCTGCGGCTGGTGATGACAAGACCCCGACGACTGTCGCTGTCACGATCTCCGCATCGAAGAAGGTCAGCTGGCACATGACTGGCGAGCAGATCCGCTCGCTGGAGAACGGCGGCAACGATACCGAGTGGGTGCGCCAGCTGGTGGCCCAAGGCATGCGCACCCTGCGCAACCTGGCCGAGTCCGCCGCTTGCGTGGCCATCAAGCAGGGCGCCTCGCGCGCCATCGGCACTGCTGGCACCAA